AAAACATGGAATTGAAAATTTTGAATTTACTGTTCTTGAAAACAATATTCTCAATGAAACAGATGCAAAACTCAAAGAATCATATTTCATTCAAGAATATGATACATATAAACACGGTTATAACGCTACTTTAGGTGGAACCGGTGGAGATATGAGTCATTATGATTCTTGGAAAGAAGCTATTAAAATCCATCACTTAAATAGATCTAAAGAATCATATGCCTCTCACGGTATGAGAGGAAAAAAGCATACTACAGATGCTATAAAGAAGCAAGCACTGGCTAGAAAAAAACATTGGGATTCTTTATCCATTGAAGAAAGATCTCTTAGAGGAAAAAAACTTTCTGGTGAAAACAACGGGATGTTTGGTAAAACACCAAAAAACAGTGTACGTATTTTATATAATGGTATAGAATATAATTCTATTGCAGATGCCAGTAGATCTACTGGGCATTCTGCTAAATTTTTGAAAAAACATGGAGAACTATATAATGAGCACTTTGACCAGTCCAAATCCGCTGTGGGTAGAGCGCTACAGACCCAAAACAATCAAGGACACTATCCTTCCTGAAGATTTGAAGAAGGTATTCCAACAGTTTGTTGATCAGAAAAACATTCCTAATCTCATTCTCTCTGGTACGGCAGGTGTTGGTAAGACAACTGTCGCCAAAGCCATGTGTGAAGAACTTGGTTGCGACTATATCGTAATCAACGGCTCGATGAATGGTAACATCGATACTCTGCGTAACGATATCTCACGTTTTGCAAGCTCGGTCTCTTTGTCCGGTGGCCGTAAGATGGTTATCCTTGATGAGGCTGACTATCTCAATGCTCAGTCTACTCAGCCAGCTCTTCGTAACTTTATGGAAGAGTTCAGTGCCAATTGTGGTTTCATTCTAACTTGTAACTTTGTTGATCGTATCATCGAGCCTCTCCACTCTCGTTGTTCGGTTATCAAGTTCAAGATTCGTAAGTCTGAACTTCCGGAACTCGCCAAGCAGTTCCTTCGTCGTGTTTGTGGTATTCTAGATAATGAAAGTGTAACCTATGATAAATCAACTGTCGTCGAAGTTATCAAAAAGCATTTCCCAGATTGGCGTCGAGTTATCAACGAACTCCAACGTTACAGCGCTACTGGAAGTATTGATACCGGTATCCTGCGTAACTTTAGCGATGATTCTCTCGGCAAACTAATTGGTTACATGAAGGACAAGAACTTCACTGCTGTTCGTAAGTGGGTTGCTGAATCCGACATGGATACCAATGAGTTCTTTCGCGCATTCTATGATAAGGCTGAAACTTATCTGGTTGCCGGTAGCATTCCAATGTTGGTGCTTCATCTTTCTAAGTACCAGTATCAGAATTCATTCGCTGCTGATCCTGAAATCAATCTCGTTGCTTGTCTTACCGAGATCATGGCTGACTGTACGTTTGCATGACCTGGTTCGCTCGGAACAAAACCTGTGCCGTGTGTGAAGAGAAGTATCTCAAGAGTGTACCGTTCCATGAAATGCGGTTGAATACCGATGATGGAATAGTCTCTCTTGAGATTTGTGAGAACTGTGCAGACTTCTTTGATAAGTCTGCTGAATTGAATATGAAGGGTCGGAGCAATGAACCCATTTGATTTTGTAACATCCATTAATACGTCGAAGAAGAACCTGATGAAGGGAACTGAAAACGACGAACTAGCCGAAAAGACTTATAGCCCATGGCTTACTAACAAAGCTCTTTCATACTTTGCAGACACTATTCATGCTGCAAATATGATGAACTGCAACCACCATCTCGACCATAAGCTTCAATATTCTTTCTTGATAAATATTATACGACCCAGTAAACGGTTTTCCAAATGGGTGAAGAAAGAAAAGGATGAAGATCTTGAAGCTATCATGGAACATTTCGGATACAACCGTCAAAAAGCCAAGACCGCTCTCGAGCTCCTCACACCTGATCAGATAAAAACAATAAAGAAAAAGCTTGATAAGGGTGGGATAAAAAGATGAGTTTAATCGATAGTTTAATTGAGGTGAGACTTGGAGAAGAAGACGATTTCCTAAAAGTACGCGAGACACTGACACGCATTGGAGTTGCATCACGTAAGGATAGCACACTCTATCAGTCATGCCACATTCTGCATAAGCAGGGCAAGTACTACATTGTACACTTCAAGGAATTGTTTGCTTTAGATGGCAAACCTTCAAACTTTTCAGATGAAGACAAAGGTCGCAGAAATACAATTGTTCAGTTGCTTTCAGACTGGGGATTGATCGCGGTTGTAGAACCAGAAAAGATCAAAGCTCCTGTGACTCCACTGAGCCAGATTAAGATCCTTCCGTTCAAGGAAAAGGACCAATGGAGCTTAGTTACCAAATATAATATTGGTCGAAAAAAATAAGTCATTCATTATATTGAAAAATAAAAATGCACTTGGTTGATTCTGAGTGCATTTTTTTATGTACATTATATCAAAGTTTTGATATACTAAGAATATAAGGAATGAAGGAATACATAATGATTACGAATCTTTCTGGTGGCGCTTTCGAATTGCGGACTGGTCGTAAATGGACCTGGGGTATTAGCCCCTTTCGTGAAGGCGAAGCATTGAAACTTCGCTGGGAAAAGGTTGGACCAATTGGTGGTCGGCACTTCTTTGAGATTGATGGAGTTCAGTACTCTGCCAAGCAGATCTCTCCGCATCTAAAAGATATTCAGATGCATAATTCTTATTGACATTATTTTGAAAATATACTATACTAAGAATATAAGGAATGGAGATCAATATGCTTACTCTTACTGATATCAACACTGCCACCAATAGCCGTGATGGTGACATCTACTCGGACCTGTACAAGGACGTGTATGGTAGTCGTCCTCGTTACGCTCAGTTCGAGTCGGTCGAAGAGTTCGATAAAGATTTTGAATTCCTTGTCAATCGCCTGAACGAGCAAAGCGCTCAAGAAGCCATCGAGCAGCAAAAGAACTTTGCTGACTTCGTTACTCGCGTTGAGGAAACGATGCAGATCGTCCAGGGTTGCACTCGCGAACGTGCAATCGAGATCATTGCTGATGCACATGGCATTAGCGCTGATGAGTTTAACTTCTATGGTCTCGAGTCTCTCGAGTATAAGTTCGACCTCAAATTTGGTTCCATTGCTCGGTGGTTGTCGGAGTAATGACTAATCTCTCTGCGTGGTTGGATGACGATCCTATGGTGAACGAGATTCAGACGCTGTCTGAAAAGATTCGTCAGCGTAGGACACAGATGTTGGTGCACTCGTATTTGTACTATGTTCTTGATGATAACGTCATTAGCGATGGAAAGTGGCAAGAATGGGCTGATGAGCTCGCTGAGTTACAGAAGCGAAAGAAGGTAATAGGATTCTATGATGAAGCCTTTGCAGACTGGACCGGTGCCACTGGTACTCATCTACCCTTCGATCCTTGGGTAATACAAAGAGCAAAAATTTTGTCGTTGCACAAAAAATAATGGTTGACATTTTTATCAAAATGTACTATACTAAGAATATACGGAATGAAAGGAAATATTATGACTAACGTTGAAATTCAGGCTCTCGAATCTCTCTTCCCGGCTCCTACCGGCCAAAACGCTCTTGCCTATTGGATCCCAATTGCAATGCGGGAAAAGGTTCTGGCTATGTATCGTGACGCTGGAATTTCGGTTCGTGCTCGCTATCGTGGCCCACGTGCCGTTTCTATTGGTCGCGAAATGACTCGCAATGATAAGACTACTTATCTTCGCTCACGTCATCGTGCAATGCAGGATTGTCTTTTGGCCGACGCCACTCACTTCTCTGTTTATGTTAGGAATTAATCATGTCGAATTCTAAAGATGTAAATGTCAATTTTCCGATTTTTGGAATCCTTGGTCTCATCTTTATCACGCTGAAACTGACTGGTCATATCACTTGGTCGTGGTTGTGGGTATTGGCTCCTTTCTGGATTCCAATCTCTATCGGTCTCTTGATTTTTTTAATTGTTTTTATCGTCGCTTTCATTCGCGGTTGATATATATTATATAATGGAGTATCTTATGGAAGTCGAATTGTTTGCATTTCCAACTATGGAAAATCCAAAGGCAGTAGAAGTAACTTTCTGCGAACTATTGAACGCTAAGCGTCGTGGTGAATCTTTGCCAGTCGAAGCTCTTGACTGGATGGACACCGCTAACACTTGGTTGTTGGAGTCGAAGTAATGATTAAGGAAGCAAAAGGCGGTACGTTCCAGACATGCCTATTCTGAAGAGCGCTTTGTTCTACTACAAGGATATGCTTGTCAAGTCTGAAGAAAGCGAACGCAATACGTCGGATGAGCTAACCAAGGTTGCTCTTCTCCTCCATCGAATAGGTCGTATCGCCTAATCAATTGCGCCGTTAGCTCATCTGGATAGAGCGCGAGACTTCTAATCTTGAGGCAGCAGGTTCGAGTCCTGCACGGCGCACCAATTCCACTCCTGTAGCTCAACGGTCAGAGCTGGCCCCTCATAAGGGCTAGGTTGGGGGTTCGATTCCCTCCAGGAGTACCATGTCACGGTGGCAGAGTGGTCCAATGCACAGGTCTGCAAAACCTGAAAGCCGCGGGTTCGAATCCCGCCCGTGACTCCATTTTTGAGTACGTATAATGATTGAACAAGCAAAGCAAGCAATCCTAGACTCGAGTCCGCAGTCATCGGTTTACATCGGTTGTGACTCGATTCGTTTTCGTAAGAACAAGATGTGGTATGCTAAGTACAGCACTGTTATCATTGTTCATATGGAATCTAAAAAGGGTTGCAGGTTGTTTCACAGTTCAGTAGATATGCCAGACTATGGTAACCTAAAGCAACGTTTGTTGACAGAGGTCCAGTATGCTGTAACAGCTGCAACTGATATTATTGATGTTCTTGGTGATCGCCATATGGAAATCCATTTGGATATCAATCCGAATCCAAAGCACAAGTCATCCGTGGCTGTGAAGGAAGCGCTTGGCTGGGTAAAGGGATCTCTCGGTATCGATGCCAAGATTAAACCTTCTGCTTTCGCAGCTACTCATGCTGCTGATCATGCGGTACGTCACTTAAACTAAAAATAATTGTTGACATTTTTGTTCTTTTGTTATAAATATGGTTTCATGGACTTGTAGCTCAATCGGGAGAGCGCCAGCTTGTCACGCTGGAGGTAGTGGGATCGAAACCCATCAAGTTCGCCAGTTTGATAATTATTTTTAGCATTTGTGTATAAGATACCAACATGCTGTATAAATATCTCTAAGGAGATAATATATGGCTAAAGGTTTTGTTTCACCAACTGCTGGTAAAAATTATCATGGATTAGTAGAATACTCTAAGAGTAGACGAACATCTAATGAAGATATGTTTGTTGATAAATGTACTATTGCAAGACATCATGTTAAAAAAAGACTAATAGAAGAAAAATTAGTCCCTTATAAGTGTGATGATTGTGGAATAACTGATGAATGGAATGGTAAAACATTAGTTCTTCAGCTTGAACATAAAAATG